AATTGGAGAAATTGGTGATGATTTTATTTATCTCTTTTCTCAACTGTCTATTCCAGAAAATGTAAAGATTAGAGGTAATAGTTTCTTTAAATGCAACTCTTCTCTTACTGGTACAGCCGTAACTATTACTGTTGCTGGTAATTTTGAAGCAGAGAATTTTAATTTCTCTACTGCTGGTACAGAAACAAATCCTGATATTGTTGTCTTTACAGGTAATAATGTTAAGATAGGTTCTTTAAAAGCGTATTCGGATATTGAATATTCAGCGATAGGTGGTAGTATTAACTTCCAAGGATCAAATATTGCTGTAAAGGATATTGATCTAATTAGAATACCAAGAGGTGTTTCTTTTTCTCCAAGTGTTGAAGCAACAGTTCGTAATAATATTTTTCTTGGTAATGTTTCCGTTGAGAATTATATTCGCGGATTAAAGTTTGATAACTGTTCTTTCTTCCAAGTAAACAGTACGTTTATACGCACAATGGATACTCGGGCTACAAAAAGTTCGGGACATAACGGAGTTCTTCTAGATAGTTGTACAGACTTTTTTATGGGAGATCTTGTTATCAACGATTCTGGAGAACATGGATTCAGAATTGGTGGAAATGATAGAGAAACACAGAGGTTTTCAATTACTTCAATTACAACTAGAAAAACAGGAGGATGCTCTGTAAAATTCAACGCTACTCCTCTTTTCGCTCAAAACGGAACTATTGGTACAATTACAGCGATTGATACTGGAAGGGGATCTACTGGAGGAAATAACGAAGTTCTCCGTTTTTCAGCTTGTTCGAATATTTCTGTTAACTCTCTTGTATCTCTTGCCAGTGAATATTCTTTTTCTGCAAAAATTATAGGACAGTTCAACGGTTGTAATGAAATAACTATTAATAATATTCACGCTGAAAAAGTTTATGGTTCTGTAATCTCTTTTGATGAGGATTCAGATGATACAACTGAAAATATGTCTAATGTCTTTATTAGAAACTGTGTTGCTACTCTAGATTCAGCAGCAAATTATCCGTTTAAGATAATTTATTCTTCTGGTGGTAGAACTATTGGCAATATTTTTATTGATAATATCAATGTTACAGGACATAATTCAGCTCTTTTTAATTGTTCAACTGCATTGTCGTTGACTGGTATTATCTCTATTAGAGGTATTTCTTCAGGACCAGTAACAATAAATACGATTACTCCAATCTATCTTGATATTACACGCCGAGATACTGGCTTAAGATATGTTGGTATATCTACAAATGATACATATTCTGCTTCTCTTACTGTAGGTTCTCCGGGTACTTTTGTAGATTCATCAAGCCCTACTTTTGCAGGAGATCTGTTCTTAAACGCAGATGGAACATCAACTGCTGGTACTGGAGCTATTGGAGCTTCTCTTGCTTTTTCAAGACCGGGTTCTTCAAAAAGAGGTTCTGCTATTGTTTCAAAGCAATTTAATGCAAGTTCAGAAAATTGCGGTATTTCCCTTATGCCAAGTAACGCATCAAGTACAACTCATGAAACAGTTAGAGAAACTGCTTATTTCAAGCCAACTGGAACTGTGCAACTTCCTTTGTTAAAAGTTTATGCAACAAATTCTGCTGCTGTTTCAGGTGGTCTTGTAGCAGGAGATGTCTATCAAACATCAACTGGTGAAGTAAGAATTGTTGTTTAATAATGACAGAGGATCTTGACAGACTTCTTAATGAAGCAGCAGAACGTGGTGCAGAGTCAGCCTTGAAAAAGATTGGACTCCACGACGAATCGGCTGTCCATGATCTAAAGGAAGTTCGAGATCTTCTCGAAAGCTGGCGAGAAACTAAGAAGACAATTACTCAGACTGTTGCTAAAATAATTACAACAGGTATCCTTGCTATCCTAGCACTTGGAACCTATCATTACTGGAACCTACCAAAATGATGAAAATCTTTCGTCCTTTACTTTTTGTTTCCTTTATCACTCCGGTACAGGCTAACGAATCGTGTATTCCGAGAGATGAGTTTATCTCTTCTGTTGCACATCTTAAGCCAGATATTTACAAGGGTAATGCTAAAGTAGCAGAAGCCTTTACAGTAGTCATTAGCAATTCTAAAAATAAAAAGATTGAAGTAGACGAAGTACTTGTTGGTACATTTTCTTCCTCTGGAATGACATACGTTGGTATTGTAATGCTTAAAGACGGTTGTGTTATAAAAGGATCTACGGGTACTATGCCAGCTTCACAGTGGGTAATTTACTTGATTGGTCTTGGCCTTACTGCTGATGATTTTACTAAACTGAAAGATGCTTAATAATGGTTCTTAATTCTACTTCAGAAGGTAAGTTGAAGAAGGTTCATCCTGATCTTGTAAGAGTTGTTTATAGGACAGCTAAACTGATTAAGGAGAAGGACTTTGGCTTTATCATTACTTGTGGTGCTAGAACTCTCGAAGAACAGAAGAAGCTGTTGAAGGCTGGTGCTACAAGAACACTTACCTCTCGGCATATTCCCGGTGCAGACGGATACTCGAAGGCTGTAGACTTTGCTGTTACACTCTCTGGTAAAGTTAGATGGGATTGGCCCCTTTACTCGAAGCTTTCTAGTATTGTTAAAGAAGCTGCTAAACTTGAGAACGTGCCTATCGAATGGGGTGGGGACTGGAAGACTTTTAAAGATGGTCCTCACTTTCAACTACCTAAAATTAAATATCCATAATCTTTAAGGAGAAAATAAATGAATAAGGAAGTTATCCTCGGTCTCGTTCGTCACATCCTCACCTTCGGTGGTGGTTTTATTGTTGCACAGGGTCTTGTCGATCAGAGCATGTTGAGCGATGGTATTGGTGCTGTTATGACCATCCTCGGTATTGCTTGGTCTGCTTACGATAAGAAGTCTACTACTCCCGCTAAAAAGTCTACTACTCCCGCTGCCTAATGGACTGGATTAGCATTATACTCTTTCTTTTCGCGCTAGGGGGTTTGACTGCTGGTGCCTTTATGGTTGCTAGAAGTCCAACCTTCTGGTTCGGAATGGGTGAAGAAGTATTCAAAAAGATGTTACCGATCATACTGAAGAGAATGCCACCGGAAGAAGAAGAGGCTTGGAGAAAGTGCCAGCTTCGGGGTGGTAAGTGGAATTATAGAACAAAGCGATGTGAGTAATGGCTAAGAAGAAGTTTGATAAAGAACAGCTTGTAAAGATTGTTCGAAAGAGACGTACAAAGGTTAAGCACCTCAGAGTTAGAAAGAAGCTTGGACCCAAGTCAGGAATGAAAACAGCAAGAGGTAAATACTAATGGGACAGCCGCAGACAAAGGCTCTTTTCTATGAAACAACTCTTCCAGAGGAAAGAGAAACTTTTGGTACAGCTTGGACTCTGAAAGAAGAAGATCACATTGTTGGTGATAAAGTCTACCGTTCAATGAAGCGCATTTACATTGAGATGGAAGACGTTACAGAATACGACTTTGCTATCGCTACACTTGGATCTTATAAGCATTGGGAGCGTGTCCTAGAGTCTCCAATTATTCGTCCACACATTGATCAGTGGAGGAAGGAACTTAATCTGAAGTTGAAGGCTAGGGCTATGCGCTCAATTATTAAGTCTGCGACAGAGGATGAGAAGCTCTCCTTCCAAGCTATGAAGTATCTTGCTGATAATGAATACCTCGAAAAGAAGAACAAGAGAGGTAGACCAAGTAAGGAAGAGGTTAAGGCCGAGTTGAGGAAGGAAGTTCAGGTTAATAAGACCCTTCAGGATGATGCTGAAAGAATTGGATTGAAGCTTCAGTAATGGCTAGTTTAGACGATATTAGAGAGGCTGCTGAACAAGACCTAGTGACCTTCATTAGGCTTATAGCTCCGCAGAGAATGATGGGTGCAGTCCATGAGGAACTCTGCCGATGGTGGAATCGTGAGGATGCTAAGTCCCACCAGCTTACTCTGCTACCGAGAGATCATGGCAAATCCGCTATGGTAGCCTACCGAGTTGCTTGGGAACTTACAAGAGATCCTACACTGAGAGTCTTGTACATCTCGGCTACTAGTAATCTTGCTCAGAAGCAGCTCTCGTTTATTAAGTCTATCTTTACTTCTGATATTCATCGTCGCTACTGGCCGGAGCACATCCACGATGATGAAGGCAAGAGAGAAAAGTGGACGATGAGTGAAATAGCTTTAGACCATCCGAAGAGAAAAGAGGAAGCTGTTAGAGATCCCTCAATCTTTACGGGTGGTTTAACGACATCCCTTACTGGCCTTCACTGCGATATCGCTGTCCTAGATGACGTTGTTGTTTACGAAAATGCCTATACTCAAGAAGGCCGGGATAAGGTTAAATCACAGTATTCACTCCTGTCCTCTATCGAAGGGGCGAATGCAAGGGAGTGGGTAGTCGGTACACGTTACCACCCGAAGGATCTGTACTCAGAACTGCTTAGTATGGAAGAGGATATCTACAATAAGCAGGGTGAGATTATCGGTGCAGAGCCTATCTATGAGGTCTTCGAGAAAGCCGTAGAGGACGTTGGGGACGGTACTGGAGAGTTCCTTTGGCCCCGTCAGATCCGTCACGATGGCAAGTCCTTTGGCTTTGATATTCAGGTTCTGGCTAAGAAGAGGGCGCAGTATCTGGATAAGACCCAGTTTAGAGCGCAGTATTATAACGATCCGAATGATCCAGATAACCGTCCTATTGACTATGATAAATTTCAATATTTTGAAAAAGAGTTCTTGACAAACAATAGTGGTTCATGGTATTATAGAGATCGTAAGTTGAATGTTTTTGCAGCAGTTGACTTTGCGTACAGTTTAAGACGGAAGGCTGACTATACTGCGATTGTTGTCATTGGCGTAGATTACGAAAACAATGTTTATGTTCTTGACATTGACAGATTTAGAACGGACAAGATTTCTGAATACTTCAGACACATTCTTGAGCTACTTAATAAATGGGATTTTAAGAAGCTTAGGGCTGAAGTAACCGCTGCACAGGCAGCAATTGTTCAGGAGTTGAAAGACAGTTACATAAAGCCTCACGGGCTTATGCTTAAAATTGAGGAGCATAGACCGACAAGGCACTCTGGCAGTAAGGAAGAAAGAATGTCTGCAATCCTTGAGCCAAGGTATGATAACCTGTCTATCTACCACTATAAGGGTGGACACTGCCAGTTACTTGAGGAGGAGCTTATTAGTAATAATCCCCCTCATGACGATATTAAGGATGCCCTTGCCTCGGCTATTGAAATTGCTGTTAAGCCAGCGAGTAATATGATGAATAGAAGATTTAATAATCAGAATGTAGTTTATTCGCAACGATTCGGTGGAGTGGCACACTAATGGCTGGTAATACAATCGACATGAAGCTGATTATCAGCCCCGATAATATTGCTACAGAGATTGCTGATAGATGGCGTCTCTGGAACCAGCAGCGCGTTGGAAAGCTTGAAGAGTGGAAGGAGCTTCGCAATTATCTTTTTGCTACTGATACCAGACGGACGAGCAATAGTACACTCCCTTGGAAGAATAGCACAACAGTTCCTAAGCTTACACAGATTAGAGACAATCTTCATGCTAATTATATGGCTGCACTTTTTCCACAGAATAAGTGGATGAAGTGGTATGCTGACGATAAGGATAGTAATAATAAGGTAAAGCGTGAAACTATCCAATCGTACATGGAGAATAAGGTTAGACTTTCTGATTTTGAAGTTACAATGTCTAAGCTTGTCCTTGACTTCATTGACTACGGTAACTGTTTTGCTACAGTAGACTATGAGACAAATTACACTGAGCTTGAGGGTAAGGAGTTTATCCCCGGATACATTGGTCCGAAGGTAGTTAGGATCTCTCCCTACGATATTGTTTTTAACCCAGTAGCTACAGATTTCAAGAAGACTCCGAAGATCATTCGTTCACTCTTGACATTTGGTGAAGTGAAGAAGATGATTGAAGAGAACCCTGAGAAGGAATATATGTCTCAGGTTTTTGATCGTATGATTGGTACAAGAAACGCTATTCAGGGTTACTCTGACTCGGATCTTCATAAGAATGACGGCTTTGTTGTCGATGGCTTCGGGTCTATCCGTCAGTATTATGAATCAGACTACGTTGAGATCCTGACATTTTACGGGGATATGTACGATAAGGCTACAAATACCCTGATGAAGAATAGAATCATTAAGGTTGTAGACAGATCCTACGTTCTTCACGATATTCCCAACCCCTCTTGGCTTGGTACTTCCCCAATTTACCATGTCGGTTGGAGAGAAAGACCCGATAACTTGTACGCTATGGGTCCACTGGACAACCTCGTTGGTATGCAGTACCGCATTGACCACCTTGAGAACCTCCGCGCTGACGTATTCGATCAGGTAGCCTTCCCGGTTATTAAGATTAAGGGTGATGTTGAAGACTTTGACTTCCAGCCGGGGTCTAGAATTTACTGCGGCGATGAAGGTGATGTCTCCTACCTCCAGTCTGATGCTGCTGGTACGGCTCTTACGGCTGATAACCAGATTAACATTCTTGAGAATAGAATGGAACAGCTTGCTGGTGCGCCGAGAGAGGCTATGGGTATCAGAACCCCCGGTGAAAAGACAGCCTTCGAGATTAACAGCCTCCAGAATGCAGCCAGCAGGATCTTCCAGAACAAGACCCAGCACTTCGAGCGCATCTTCGTAGAGCCTATCCTGAATGCTATGCTTGAGGCTGCTAGACGCAATATGGATGCCTCTGATGTTATCCGTGTCTTCGATGAAGCTATCGGGACTACGATCTTCCAGACGATTACGAAGGAAGATATTACTGCGAAGGGTAAGATTGTTCCAATGGGTGCAAGACACTTTGCTGAGAGAGCGCAGAGATTGCAGAACCTCCAGCAGCTTTGGCAGATTAAATCGGCTGATCCCTCCGTTGCTGCTCATATGAGTGGTAAGGAATTTGCCAGAATCCTTGCCGAAGAACTCGGTGAGAAGAACCTGTTTAGCGAGAACATCTCTGTCTATGAAAACTACGAAACTCAGAAGACAGCGCAGGAAGTTCAGTTGATTGCTAACGAAGAGAATATGATTGCAGCAGAACAAGGAATTTAAGCACGGAGTTCTGAGTTAATGAAAACAATTTGGTTTATGGATCTTCCGAAAGACCAGCAGGAAGATTTCAAGAAGCAAGTAAGTTCTTCTAAGGATGTTCTGGAAAAGCTGGAGAGCATCCTTAAAACAAAGATTAAAGAAATAACACTATCGGAAGATTATGACAACCCGAGTTGGGCTTATAAGCAAGCTGATAGAAATGGTTATAATCGGGCTTTGACAGAAGTCCTTAACATTCTCAAATTCTAACCTAGACCAAGAGGTATTATAAATGACTGACGTTTTTTCTTCCGCGACAACGGAAACTGTAACAACTGAGATTACTAATAATCCGACAAACGATTCTTATGTAACACAGTTGGTTGGAGAAGGCAAGAAGTTCAAGGATGTCGAATCGCTTGCTAAGGGTAAACTCGAAGCTGATAGGCATATCGGTGAGATTACAAAGACCCTTGATGAGCTTCGGGCAGAACTTGCTAAGCAAGATTATGCTAAGTCCCTCCTTGAGCAGATGAACAAGGCTTCTGAGACTACGGCAGAACAGCCTTCTTCCAGTACACCTAGTCCCTCTAATACTGAGAATACCACTCAGAGAGCGAGTGATGATATTGAAGCCCTTGTAGAAAAAGTTATTACTGAGAAGGAAAGAAGCAGGACTGTTACTCAGAATCTCTCTGTTGTAAACGAAGAGATGGAGAAGCAGTACGGTGACAAGGCCGGTCAGATCCTTAAGGCGAAGAGTGCAGAACTTAATATGTCGCTCGAAAGACTTAAGGAAATTGCAGCGGAGTCTCCGACAGCTTTCTTCCAGTTGGTTGGGTTTAATAACAATAATAAGAAGGTAACTTCTATGACAACTCAATCTTCAGTTCGAAGTGAAAACTTTAACTCCAATTCTCAGGAAAGAGATTTTGAGTATTATCAGAAGCTCCGTAAGGAGAATAGGAGTCTCTATTATTCCCCGAAGATCCAGAACATGATGCTTCAGGATCGTACTAGACTTGGGGATAAGTTCTACAAATCTTAATCTTAACAATGAAGGAGATCAGATATGTCGGGTATGACAACTGGTAATACTACCCTCCTTACTCGCTCGGAAGTGTGGTCGAGAGAGCTTAAGGAAATTCTGCGTGATGAGCTTATGGCTCAGAAG